CAGCTTTCCTGCATCCGTTCCTTCTTCAGCCTTATCATCCTGCTCCCCAAACTTATGGATGCGGACAATGTCAAACGCATTCAGCAGCTTCCCACAAGCCGGATCAGTGGCATGGTGGGAATACGCAAACTTCCCTTCATAAATCACCACACCTGCCTGTGAATCTGCCGGAATATAATCAAATCGCTCCGGCATCATGCTTTCCTGATATACATCCGGCAGAAATATACGGATTGCCTCTTCTATCGAATAAGTCCGGCAGAATGCACCTACGATTCCTTCCTTCGACAACGGATCAGCCTGTTTCTTCATCTCCCTGCTGACAACTGCTTTTTGTCTGCTGCTGACAGGCCATGAAGAAGAATCCCTCCAATCTGCATATCTTTCCAATACAGAATCCGGATTCAAAAATGTTCCCGGAATATCACGGAAAAAGAATTCTCCATCTGCAGAGGTGGAAGGCCAATACATGAGGCGGCTTGGTTCGTAGGTTGTATCATCAAACAACTCCATACCAATATCCTCTGCCACTTTTCTTGCCACTGCTGCATATTCATCCGGCGATACCGTTCTTGACAATGGGATGATTAAGCGAAGCCTTGGTTTCTCCGGTGTGTGTTTATGGGTAGAGTAGATTAGGCATCTAAAATCAAAAAACAGCTCTATCTGCTCTGCAATATCCTCTGTGGCATAGTCCATATCCAATGTCAGACCAGAACGGAATAATACATTTGCTTTCTTTCTTCTACCGCCCTTCAGCTTTCCAAGCACAAAACCACCCACATCCTTGATGGAATCCTGCTTTGCCTTGCTCAGTTTCCGATACTGTTCCATCGTTTCACTGGTACGGACAGTATGAGAGAGACGCTCCAAAAACACACTAAACTCCATCTCCTGTCCATTCCACTTCTTTTCCATTCGGGAATTTCCTGTTGAAATATACAGTTTCATCCTGCAATCCCTCCTAATCCTTTTTATAAAATTGGCACTCGTAGCCATCAGCACGAAGCGGAAGCCCGTGTACCCAGGAAGGCTGCTCTGCCATAATCCTGCATACCTCTTCCACGGATGATTCTCCTTCCGGCACTTCCAGCACCGCTTCATCATGTACATGAAATACAATGGAGAATCCCGCTTTCTTCAATCTCATCATGGCTTCTGCCAGAATATCCCGGCTAGTACCCTGTACGATATTCTCCACCAGCTTTGGCCCGTAAGTATCCATCCTTTCCCATTTCTTGTTTTCTCCCACACCTTCATAAGTCAATCCATCCCTGCCATATTTGTTGACACCCATTCTCGGTTTCACATAGGCAAGTTTCCTTCCGGACGGGAGCATGGCAAACAAAATACCGGAAGCATACTGAAAACGAATCAGTCCGACCTGTGTTTCTTTCCTTTCACGGACTGCCCTCACGGCTGCTTCATCTACATCCCACCAAAACTGTGTAATATGCGGATTTGCATTTCTCCATGTAGATACCAGTCCCGGCAGTTCCTCTTCACTAAGTCCCATTGCCAAGGCTCCCATTGAAGTCAATGCCCCTACTGCTCCTCCGTATCCGAGAGCCAGTTCCGCAATCTTTCCCTTTTGTCGCAGTGGAGATCCTTTTGTAATTTCCTCTATCGGAACACCAAACATGGCCGATGCCGAAGCCTCATATATTTTTCCGTGTGTAGCAAATACATCCAGTCTCCACTGTTCCCCGGATAACCATGCCAGCACCCTCGCTTCAATAGCTGAAAAGTCCGCAACAATAAACCTGCATCCCTCTTTTGGAATAAATGCAGTACGGATTAATTCAGACAGTACATTTGGTGTGGATTCGTAGAATAATTCCAATTCCTCGAACTGCCCTCTTCTGACAAGACTACGTGCTAGTTCCAAGTCACTGATATGATTCTGAGGAAGATTCTGTACCTGCACCAGTCTTCCTGCCCACCGGCCGGTACGATTTGCCCCATAAAACTGCAGCAGTCCATGTACCCTTCCGTCCGAACACACTGACCGTTCAATCGCTTCATACTTCTTTACTGATGTTTTCGCCATGAGAAGCCGGAGTTTTAAAGCCTCCAGCACTTCCCCATCCGCATCCTCAATCAACTCCGCAACTGCTCCTTTGGATAGGCTGTCGATTTCCACTCCACGTTCTGAAAGCCATCCTT